ATCCGTTTTATTGAAAATCTAATGCCGTTTGCCGCCGTTAGGTGGAACAAGCGATAGTCAACGAATTTATTTCTTTTTTAGTTTATAAATATAAGGTAATGAAAGGTTTTCTGCAAATGAAATTCTTGCTACGCCCATATCATAGTTGACTCTTATCGACAAAGGAATATCCGGGTCTTCATACCAATATTCAATGACTGGATACAATGAACCATCCTCTGTAAAATCAGTTTCTGAAGAGATGTAAGCATAATCGGATATGGAAGCATAACCTTTATACACATCTACCTGCTCCCCCTTTTTGATAGAAGATAGAGCGAAATAAATTCTTTTTTTATTGATTCTTTTGATTATTAACTCTTGATATACCGTGTTATTCTTATAGCACAAGGTATCTGTATCCAATACTTGGCCTATAACTGTCATAGACGGAAACAAGAAGAGTAAAACTGTATGAAGTAATTTTATTACCATTGTATTTATGATTTATTATGTTGTCAATGATTAAGCGAGGAACGCTGTCAAGCGTAATCACGCTTCGTTATAAACTCAATGTGTTTTGCATGATTGGCTTTCATTTGCCCACCATTCTTGTTCTTCCACTTCGCGGGCCTTTTGTATCTCATCCGTTGTCAGATTTTCATTGTGGTAGGCATTATATAGATTCTCCCAGCCATTCTTACGATATTTTGGTAGCACAATCCATTCGCCAGCATCATTAAACAGGCAGAAGTTTACAGGAGTATCGGGTATGACTTCATCTGCCCAAGAGCAGAACTTTATCAGCCCATTTGCAGATCTCCAGTTGCCCCTATATTCAGCCAAGTTCAATCTCAGTTCTGCCATTTCATTCCGTCCTTTCTCTATTTGCTGTCCGTTAACCCGATACCCTTGCTTGAAAAAACCGGAAAATACACCGCTATATCGTTTATCTCCGTATTCTGCAAACGAATAATGCCCGTATATGAAACCGTCCACTTCCATACATTCACTTTTCATCATTTGAGAACAAGAAGAAATGCTATCTATATAAATATTTCCTTTAAGCAGACAGATTAAAGTCAATCGGGTACGACTGGCACCTTTTATCTCATATTCTTTATTATCCATTTTCCGAACTTCGGTAAAATGAATGTCAATTCGGCTACAGTTTTCTCCTAATATGCCAATCATGCTTAAATTGTCAAATAAGCCTGAAAGATCTTGCCGCAAAATATCCGCTTTGGGATTTTGTGAATAGGCTACTCCACAAATCCAAAAGAGTAAAAAAATATTAATATGGTATATTATCTGTTTCATATATCTATCACTTTCAACTCAAAAACAGCACTTTTTTATCTTAAAGATAAAAACATAGCCTATATAAAATTTCAAATCTTTCCTATTTACTGATTTTATTGTATTTACCATCTAAAGACAGTTAAACAGAATCAATTATTAGACTTTACAATCGGAAAAGACATGATACTGTCTTTTGCATTAAGTAATGAATGACAGTGTCCAATAAAAACATTTTTACTTTCATCTACCTGAAAAGAATATATCTCATATCTCTTGTGTGGAGTAACATCACTACCATCAAAACTACCAATATATTTCTCTATTATTCCTTGTTTCTTATATACTCTCTTTTCATTATAGTCATCAAATAGTGATGCCGTTACATAATGACGGATTATATACTGCTTATTTTCAGCTATCTTTTCGGAATTGCTTGAACAGTCAATGAATATTACTAACAACATGAACAACCCTTTAGGAATTAACAGACTCATAATTATACTGAGCAAATAGGTATTTCTATATATCCGTATGCCGTATTTGACTCCTTTAGGTACTTTATCAGGTATGCGTATAAAAAATGAGAATATCAAGGACAAGACGAACAGATACCCGATAATATATCCGATATTCCATCGTATTTGATCCGTTTCCGGAACAGAGCATAGTATTGTCAGCCCCAGTATTCCACATAAAACATGAATACCAAGAATGGTATAAAAGAACTTAGATTTCGTTATATTCCGATGCATATTGTTTATAATGGTTAGAAAGGAGTATCATCAGATGTTATCTTTCGTAGTTACCGATATTTTATTTTTTTATATATACAATCTATTTTATCTGTCTGAATTAACCCTTTCTTACATACAAGAAACTTATAGACTTTTTCTTCTTTCATAATTTCTTGTCTATCATCTTCCAGGTTTGTCCAGACAAAATGTAGCACTTGACCGGGATAACGTTCTTGTATAGTTGAAGGAATCAGTTCGGGAACAACTTTGCAAATGACTGTATTTTGTTTAATCTCCCAATTCCCTGTATGGAAAACAGTTCCAGATATATCCCAGCTAACCCATTCATCAATCAATTCAAATGTGCCGTCAGCATTTAATTTCATGGTTGCATCAGATGTAACCAGACAGTCGCTGTTTTCTAGTTCCCATCTACATTTATATGTACCGACCAGTTCCGATTTTCTGATAGTATCTTTAACTGATAGATTGGTCGTTTTATATTTCTGATGATAATACCAATTATTGCAAGACTTTGGGTATCTCCAGATATGGATATTCTGTGGAAGCGTATCATTCGCAATAAATTCCACTACTTGAAAACAGTAAGGATACCTTGTGTCAAAATGTTCTATGAGCAGTGTATCTCCACGCATACATTTAATGGAAAAATTCGAATCGCAAACGATAGGATATCGTTGTTTAGGATTATGTTTTATATATAGTTCATGTAGGAAAGTAGCTTCACTGGCATCACCATCATATACAATGTTCCCACGGAAAAGAATGGAGTCTTTCCCTGTTTGCCCCATTATCATTTGAAATGGGAATAGCACTGACAATATGATATAAAAAAGTATCTTCATTTTACATTTTTATCGGTAATGGTTAGAAAGTAGCATCGTCAGAGGCTATCTTTTGTTGTTACTAACTTATTAAATCTTTATTGTATAATTTTTAGCCAATGACGATGTATTATTATAAAATATAGTAATACAACCAAAATGGGATAAATCATCCATGATATGAAGGAAGAAGCCTTTTGGCTATTAAATATCAGAGGTTTACTCCTTATAATTTCCATACCTTTTTCCCTTTTGATATAATACGAACAGAATGTCTTGTATAATAAAACATAGATTATGATGAAAAACACAAAAGGGGTTTTATAATTGAAATTCTCCTCTATCAGTAGATATACCAATACTATAACAGGAAGAAATAATATTCCACATATTATCTGTATCGTCCGCTCATGTGGATTTTCCAATATAAATTTATCCCTATTAAATATGAATATCTGATAATACATCGCATCTAAAATAAATTTTATCATAAAGAGTTATTCGTATTGTTAGTAATGGTTAGAAAGGGGCATCGTTAGATGCTATCTTTCGTAGTTACCGATATTTTTCCTTAATGTCTTATGAATAAAGTTATCCAAGTCTTTGGAGTTATAGAATTTCCATGATGAATATGCAATCATATTACCTTCCGGATTTTGTGATATGCTCCAATAATTCATACATTCTTTGTCCACATATTCCTTAATTCTGATAATTTCTTCCAGCGATAAACTGCTTAATTGAACAAAATATTCGCCGGAATAATCTTTGTTGATAAATGATGTACTATCAACAAACTTGTTCATGTGTGCGATACAAGCATAAAGGGCATATCCTTTTGCGTCTTCAAACCGTTCTCTATATGCAATCTTTTGCGTTGTACAACTTGCAGTTACACAAATCACACACATCATTGTTATCATTTGTAGGTGTTTCATATCTATAACTTTAGTCATTATCGGTAATGGTTAGAAAGGAGCATCGTCAGATGCTATCTTTCGTTGTTATAAACTTAATTGTTCTTGCTCACTTACATTTTCGTTTATTAGTCTGCACATATATTCTTGCAGGCAATAATTATATATTTCAGCAGTAAGTAATGATTTTATATATTCCACATTTTCATATATGTATTTCATTTTATAAGCTAATATTTCAAAGGGCATATCTTCGTTATTATATGTAGCCATTATCTGCCATAAATTTGAAATCGTTTGGCTTATGTCATTATCTTGGTACTGTTTATTGGCTTCCATATTCTGATATTTATAGATGTAATACTCTGTGTATGCTGGTATGCGGTATGTTTCATGTGCAAAGCCAGTTCCGCCCCCGGCAATACATCTCAACATATCATTTACACAATAGAATATTTTGTTTAATGTCTTACGTTCACAACGATAGTGTTTCCTATTATTGGCATTAAACTGTGCATACCATATACAATATAAGTCAAATCCAGTTTCTCCATAGAAATAACCTTGCAATGAAGTATATTGTTGGCGGTATAATGTATCGGGATAAACCGCTGCCGAATTTGCAAACAATCTTTCCGCATCTTCTTCTATATAGCGGTACTCTTTTTTACTTTGTTTACGGAATTTATCAATATTGAGTATATCATCTTGTATGTTACGTTCACACAGAGTTTTACTACAAGAGCAACCCATTACCACGAAAATGGCAAGAACAAATAGTACTATGTTTGCAATGCGATACATATTGTTTATAATGGTTTGGTTAGGAACAGCGTTAAGCTGTTGGCTCGACCTTGTTAACATTCAATTTATAAAGCTATTAGTTTAATAGGAGAAAATAGAACAGTGCGATTCCAAGTATCAATCCTCCTAATATTCCACCAACAAGATAAAACATCCACATGGGATAATGGAATTCGAGATCAATATATGGAATAGGTTTTTTCTTAATATACCTGCTCCATAACCAGATTATCATCTTTCCCCACTGTTCTATTTCTATCATATTGTAATATATTAATGTTAATGGGATAGCGGGGAACGCTGTAAGGCGTTATCACGCTTCGTTAACATAATATTTTATTCTCATTCCAGTGTACCATATCGTATGGATAATACGGCAACCCTTTCAGGCTGCTATCATCCAGCCCCAAAACCTTGACCAATGCACCGCTCTCAAAACACCAATATCCGTCATGTATTAGACCATATTTGTGGTCGTCATGCCAAGCGCAATCGGAATGTCCACGATACCATTCCCTTTTGAGATACTTTTCCAATCGCTTTGTCGCCTGTGTCTTGTTTGTTTTAGCCAAATCCGACACTTCCAAGATTGCCCGATAAGGCATAGCGTCAAACACGCAATCCGCCATTTCCTTCCGTTCCGGGAAACAGTAATTCAGCAATACATCATAAACACGATCTTTAACTTCTTTCATGTCTATAAGTACACGGAGTTTGTGAATGACATTATTATCATACTCCAACATGATACCTATTGAAAGCAGCCATAACATCTGAACATAATAGCCATACGGAGTCCAACATTTTTCTAAAACATTGATTGTCGAAATATAATTGGATTTTATAAATTCTAAATTCTCCCCCATAGAATACATCGTTACGATAGTATAAACTCTACAATCAAATAAACGTCCATACAAATCAGGACTAATCTCATCTCCCTCTTTTTCTGATTGTTCTATCATACTATTAAGTTTTTCTATTCGACAATAATACTTAGCCAATTGCTTTATATACTGTTCTTCCGTAAAAAGTTTATCTCTTAATTCCATATATGGTACACTGCTTTTTGATGTTAATATTATTTGTAAAAACACTTGTTTGGTATCTTCTATTTTGATAACTGACACCTGACAGGTGTGTTTCCTAATCTCTAATAGCTACACCCTACAAATCATCCAGCGTATCAAGTGAATTGGGTATGCTTGACTTGAGGGCATTCGTTACATGAAGATAAATATTCGTCATCTTTAATATTGTTGTATCCCAGCAAATTTTGCCCATGATGCGTACCAGTATCCGTTCACTGACAACGCCTTGTGAGGTGAGATTCAGTAGTTTCAGATAGTCTTCCGGTAACATGTATGTCTGTTGTGAATTGGGATGCTGCACGTACATCCGGCTGTAATCTATGTAGGCGTAGGGAGAAGAGCGGTCGGAGAAATCCGGTAGTTTAAAGGCGGTAACTGTTATGTAGGCGGAAGCGTTGTCCGCCATTTGTATGCTGCTCTCCCGGGAAAGTAGTAGGGCAATTGCCGGATTATTTGCATACTTTATCCGTATGTAGCGTTCACCGTTCACTTTTTCTCTGTACAGGACGATGCTTGACCGTTGCTTCTGTATCTTGTCCATATCTTTGGCGGTTGCTTTATACCTCAAAGATAAAGCAAAGTATTGAAATCTGAACGGTTGTTCAGAAAATATTTTTATCGAAATATTTTAAATATTGCTAAAAGAAGTCAGGCTTTCAGGAGCGAGTATAGATAATCTAATTTCTCCTTCAATTCGTCTACATCCAGACCATTCAGGAACGATTGCTCGTAGGACATGCCCAGGAATATTTGACGGAACAACGAGGCGGTCTTTTTCACATCCGTATCTTGCTTTATTTCACCGCTCTCTTTTGCCTTCTGTATGACCGCCTTCCATAGTTCGTGTTCCTTGCGGAATATTTCTTCCATTTTTTCACGGGCTCCGGGATAATACATCCTCACTTGGGAAAGGAAATGGAAATAATAGAAGTTGGGACAGCATTCATTATCATCTGCACAGCATTGTACCTGTTTGATGATATGGTTCATGACTGCACTCACTCCTGCCACATACTGTTCTATAAATTCAGCCAGTGTTTCCGTCGGCCCGGCAAACTTGTTGGCCGGTGTCTGCATCTGTATGACATACTTGTCTGCTACCGCCATAAACAAGTCGAGTTTATGAGGAAAATAATATACTACGCCCGTCTTTACCACCCCGCAGGCTTTCGCTAGCGTGCTGATACTCGCTTTCTCGTAGTTCATCCTCAAAAACACCTTGAATGCCTTGTCTATCACTTCTTCCCGGTTGGTAATCATATCGGATTATCCTCTTTTATGTTTCTTTTTGCGAAGGTGTGCTTTTTATTTTGAAGTTTTTACGTTAGTTCGTTTACATCAAAGCCGTCAAATCGCAGTATATACAAAAGAAAAAAGCAGCTATCTTTTTAGATAACTGCTTGATTTTCAAGTGATCCGCTTGGGATTGTGTTATAAAACTTATTTATTTGATTATCACATTGTTATATAGGTTTATTACTGCATGGTATCACAATAGTATCTTTTTTATTTTGCTAATCTGTTCTTCGTATTTCCAGGCATCATCTATCATATTGCCTTTCCCAGAACATAGCCACTTAACATTAAGCATAGGGAATGCTTCGGAAATCCGGGATATTATATCACTTCCTATCGTTCCTCTGCCTTTTCCACTTTTATCCGAATTACTGATATATCCATTTCCTATATTACAGTATACTTCAAAGGAGCTATATCCTTTTACAATTTTCAGTTCATACCTTGCATAGTGAGCAAATGCCTTTAGCCTGTCTATCGCCCTTTCGTTTTGTTCTGTATTTTTTTTCATTAAATATTTAGTAATAATTTTATTTCACAAAAACATGCTTAATAACATATTAATATTCAAAACATTTATTGAACAATGATGTTATATGTTATACAAACTATCATTTTTTAATAAACAAAGTAATATCATGGAAGAAGTTAACCTTTCTGCGCCCTGTATGATGAAGCAAATTAAAATTCTTACGCAACAATTACTACGACTATCCGAGGACCTTGAATTGGCCCACGAAAGAATTTCCGTATTGGAAAAAGACTTTGAAACGCATAAATCTGAACTGCACCATAAACATCCGGTTTGTAAAATGAATATATTACATTCAAAAGTTACCGGACTTTAAAAATAAGCAAGGACAGCCCCTACAAATAAAATAGGGGCTGCTATTAAGCTGTCTTTTTTTCTTCCAATACATTTTTTACGTCTAAAAGCGCTTGTTCAAGCTCGTTTCTTGCTTTCGTAATAGTCTGTTCAAGCTCGTTAAACTGTTTTTCCAGTTTGCCAAAAAGCCTCTCGTATCTTGAAACGGTTGTTTCATACAACCTTGACAGCTCATCGTAAGAGAGAGACATAGAATCTGTGTCCTGCTGACTCGAACCGCTATCTTCATCTTCTATGAACATAGGTCCTTTGCCGGTGAGGATGTAGTTGGCGTTGACTTGGTATGTTTGGCAAAACTCTTGCAACGTATTCATAGATACACCGCATATTCCACGCCTTATTTTAGACATGGTGGCTTTTGATAGATTTTCCAAAGTGTTCCACACCTTGTAATCGGTAAGTTCCAACTTTTCTATCGTCTCTAAAAAACGATAAGTGTAATCGTTAAACGCTTCCATAATTTATATTTTTTTTAATCAGTGACCAAAATTGTTACTACAATATTGCTGGTAACAAAAAGTATTACTATCTTTGCATCTGTAACAAGTAGCAGTTGTTGAATGACATAGTTTATATTATCCCTTTCCGGGCTAATTATATGAGATGAATCCTGTGATAGCTGCTACCTATTACGGGATTCATTCTTTATATAAAATACAATCGGTCAATGGACATACTTAATATACCAATAGATATAATCAAAAGATACAAGGCAAGCAAGGCTGAAAAAGAATTGCTTGCCTTTGCTATTGGCATCAAGTGTCTGTATTCAAATTCTGTACTTACCGATGTAACCCCTTATAAAGTGATGAAACTGTTTCATATTTCTCACGATAAAGCCAAACGCCTTATTAACGGAGCATTAAACGACAGTTTTCTGTTTTCCGTAAAAGGAGGCAGCTTTCTTGCAAACACTTTTAAAAGCAAGGAAATCAAAAGGTCAATAGGGCGTACACCTTTTAATTACACCTCTGATTATTGCTATAAACTGAATAAGAAGGAATATTCAATTCGCATGCTCGTGCATGAGCTGAACTGTATTATGCTTCTTTGTGCAGTCAATTCTATTGATAGGGACAACTTTCCGCAGAGTAACGGGAAACCGAAACAAAAGCGTTGTGCCCTTACCAAGGATTTGACTTTGCGCAAACTTGGAAATATATCCGGTTCAAGCAAAAGTACCGCACACAGACTGATGAATGAAATGTTCCGAAACGGAGTAATCTCCAAGACAAGGGCGCACGGGGAAATGGTTATCCATACCGTGAATGCCAACACCGTTGAGGAGTGGCGCAAAAGAACGGGAAGGAAACATTTTATCTATAACCCCAAAGACGGAAGCGGATGGATTGTCATTCCTTGTTCTTACTCTATATGCGACAGAGGGACTACCGAGAAATATAAGCACGTTATTTATAATCACAAGAAGCGTGTAGAATCATCAAATCTCAAAGTGTCCAAGCATCCTGTTTATGAAAATCCGTTTGATAATCCCATTAACGCTGCTTATTTATGATATTTCTATTTTGGGAACATATATTATTTACAGAGAGAATGGGATTACACAGCGTATATAAACACATACGTGCGTGATAATTTAATATATAAAATATTAAGACAATGAATAGATATTATACATTGAATTTGAATAATAACCGATTGTAAACATTTCAAAGAGCGAATTATGAAAAATATGCCAAAACAGAAAAACCGTATAACTAAACAGACCAGCAATTTCCTCTCTCATAGAGCGGTAAGATATACTCCAAAAGAATTGGAAGAGCTGAGGGAGTGCGCTATGATACTCCACAAGGTAGAGGATGCTGAACTTCGGGAACTATACAAGAAACGAGATGAACTACATCCTGAAAACCATCTATCAAACGGTGATTCTTTATGTCAAGAATCAGAGAAACTAGCTCTTCTTTTTGCTGTTTCGTTATCTCTATTGTCTTTAATTCTTGCATGCTTAGTTTTATGTTTTTCACGATAGCATTGCATGCTTCAATATTATCTGTTTCTGATAGATATTTAAGGCAGAGCAATCCGCTTCTGATAAGTTCATAATCAAGACCTAATGGAGACTTTCCGGTGGATAGATAGTGATAAATCATAAACGCGCTATTGAACCCCAATGCAAGATTGGTGTTAGAGTCCGTATGTAATTTCCTCTTCAATGCTTCAACCTCTTTGGTGGCTCTTTTGAAATCTACAAGGGTATAAATGTTCAAACCGATGACAGCCGTAACCAGTAACGCTAATATCCCCACTATCACCCCTTGATAGTCCATTCCCAAATCAGAGGTATGCGGATATGTTCTACATAGAGCCGCCACAGATACCATGATAGATATTGCAGACAATATTAGCGTTATTGTATTTCCATACTTACTCATAACAATATATTAATCAAAACTTTACATAAAATATGTTTTATAACATATAAAATAGTAGCATAAAAAGTTACTATTTTATTGTGGTAGCAAAATAAGTTACTATCTTTGCACTGTTGTTAGAACGAAAGAACGACAACAGCAAGACATAAAAAATAGAAGCAACCATAAAAGCCGCTTGTATTTGTTTTTATGTCGGCGAATATAGCTATTTTCTATGAAAAAACAAATAAAGTGAGAAAATTTATATAATAGATAATATGAAAATAACAAGAGAAGATATTTTGAAGATTAAACCAGGGACTTCGCTTACTGTACGTCTAAGTGATTACAGAGCTTGCGATTCGGCGAGAGCTGTTGCTTATAGAGCCGCATTAGCAGACCCAAGACCGGATGTAGAGAGGTATAAGGTGTCTATTAATACGAAAACATGGGAAATTACAATTACAGCCGTTAAAAAGTTATGACTCGCACAGAAGCAAGAATATTAGCAGAAGAACTGTACAAACTTATGCGCAAGGATGTGAAAAGGATTGTAGAGGAAACAGTGATTGAATGTTCGGATGAATGGGTTGGGGTAGGAGAGGCTGCTAATATTCTTGGGTGTAGTGTTGGTACTTTGTATAACAATATATCTAATATTCCTCATACAAAAAACGGTAGACTTCTTCGATTTAAGAAATCGGCATTGATTAAATATTTGGAAAGATGAAACCCTATAGCTTAAACAGAATTACTTCCCTGCTTCTTCGGATTGCTCTAATAATAGCAATAATGGCGGGATGTATATACAGCAGTCGTGTAGAATACAACGATGATGTATTATCTGGCATGAGTTCCGATAAGTATGACTTCATCAGAAGCCGGATAAACGACAGCTCACGGTCGGCGGTAGTATCTGAATATATGAACAACAAGCAGTATTACGACAGCCTTGACTATTAAAACCGCGTTGTGTGAACAACGCTCCTTCCTCTTAGCTCAGCCAGGCAGAGCATCGCTATGGTTACTTGTTCGAAGGTTTAGTATCCGGTAATTTCCGGTTAGCGAAGGTCGCACGTTCGAGTCGTGCAGAGGGAGCATTATAGGCGAAACCGATGAGCCAAACATTCGGGATGGGAGACTTAACCCTCAAAAATGAAGTCGTGTTCAGGGCACGTAAAATTAGCCTGCGCTGATAAGCAGTATATCTATATATACACATAGCTGAGGCGATGTATAGCGTGCAAGCAACCGATTGCGAAGACTGTTCATTGAGAGGTGAATACGAGCATAAGGCAGCAGCGTGATTAAGTTAATGAACATACTACAATAGTAGTCTATGTATCAGCGCGGAAAATCGTCCGTTGACCGTTAAAGTATGATGTTTGGGCGTCATTATCGCTGGTACTATTATATACTCCCTTCCCGTCAAATTCGGGCACGCTGAAAGCTAAACACGTATTGTTGCGTTGAAGGGAGCAATGCTTAATGAATAATGATATGAGAAAGGTAAAAACATTTACGGATTTGGTATTTAATCCACATGCTCTTAGCAAGGAGGCACGTTATCTTCCTTCTCCGCTTCGTGAGGAATACATGGAGGCAAAACACGCTGTAATGCGGTTTGATAATGGCTATGGAATAAGTGTTGTAAAAGGAGATATGTTCTATTCTAACGGTATAGATACTTATGAGGTTGCTGTCCTTAAAGATGGTGCTATTTGTTATGATACCTCAATTACAGATGATGTAATTGGTTATGTAAATGCAGATGAGGTATCTAATATAATGAAACAAATTCAAGAATTAAAATAGAGAATTCCCGTGGCTCTCAATAGATGCTTGAGAGTAGTAAGGCAACCATCGGAACGCTCACGGGAACAAAAGCCTGTAAGGGTGAATAATTCATGATAGCTTTTTAATGTAAACAGTCCCGTCCACGTGCTGGTCGGGAAACACTGCGACATGGCGGAATGGTAGACGCAAGGATTGAAGAGGTTCACGATAAAAGGAATGCCACTATATGCAGAAAAGCATTCGCCTTAACCTCAACCTGCGAAGGTGCACGTGAAAATATAGATAATAGGTGAAATTCCTTCACGGCAATATCGAGTAAACTCGTCCCGGTTCGAGTCCGGGTGTCGCAACATCTTCACTACAGATGAAGTATTTGTTTAGTCGTAGCCGGGCGGTCTGTGAAGATAGTCCGGTTTTTTTATTGAAACCAATTAATAACAATCATATGAAAACATTTGAAAAATTAAAAGAAGAACTCTTGATCCGCGCCAAAAATGCTGGCGCATGCCAATCCGGCTACGCAATGGGTCTAAGAAGCAATACGAAAGCCGACCTGCTAAAAGCCATTACTGAAAATTGGTTTTGGGTTTTGGTGGAAGCAAAAATTGTCGATGCTGAATATTTGGAAGATAACTTCACAGAAGAAGAATTATCGCAAGCCGGTATTTATACCAAGAATACCCATAAGGTTAGAACAGCCTCATTTGCCTGCGGCAGTGCAACGGTGGAAGCCTACGACGGTGCAACGGTGAAAGCCTGCGGCAGTGCAACGGTGAAAGCCTACGACGGTGCAACGGTGAAAGCCTGCGGCAGTGCAACGGTGAAAGCCTACGGCAGTGCAACGGTGAAAGCCTACGACGGTGCAACGGTGAAAGCCTACGGCAGTGCAACGGTGAATGCCTGCGGCAGTGCAACGGTGGAAGCCTACGACAGTGCAACGGTGGAAGCCTACGGCAGTGCAACGGTGGAAGCCTACGACAGTGCAACGGTGAAAGCCTACGGCAGTGCAACGGTGGAAGCCTACGACAGTGCAACGGTGGAAGCCTATGAAAACTCCTATGTAGAAGATTGTACAGGTAATATAAGACCGGAATCTGATTACGCAATAGTCAAAGATTACTACAGCCATAAGATATATATCAAAAAAGGGAAATTTAAGATTATAGAGGTTTGACCTATGCCGCATCAAAGGTAGTGCTATTACCGTACTAAAAGCCGTGAGAGAAGCGAAGTGCGCACCGCTTCCCTTTAACCTTGTACGGGCGGTTTAAAAACACAATACAATGGAAAATGAACTTGAAGAACTGTACAAGGAGCTGAACGAAGTCAAAGCTTGTGATTTGGAATATCTTCCCAAATACGGCTATTCTTCAAAAGAAGAAATCATTCAGCTTATAGAGGAAGACATTGAGGAGTTGCGCGCAGAACTCGAATGTAATCAATATGATTATACACCTGACGAATTCGAAGACGAAAGGATGTTTCTTTGCGTTAGTCAAGGGCTACCAAGATATTGTTAAACTAAAAAAACATTTATAATGAGTACAATAACGACAATCCCGCAGCTTAAATCAATGCTTGCGAATGACAATGTGAAAGCACGTTTCAAAGAAATTCTCGGAAAGAAAGCGCCGGGATTTATCAGTTCGATAGTAGCGGTTGCCAATAGCAATACATTGCTTCAAAAGGCAGAACCACAGTCTATCATGAATGCCGCTGTGGTAGCAGCTACTTTAGATTTACCTATCAATCCCAATCTTGGATTTGCTTACGTTGTTCCTTACGGCAATCAAGCGCAATTTCAAATGGGCTGGAGAGGTTTTGTTCAACTTGCTATGCGTAGCGGTCAATATAAGACAATAAACGTAAATGAAATATATGAGGGGGAGATAAAGAAGTCGAACCGATTTACCGGAGAATATGAATTTGGAGAACGCGCTTCTGATAAGATAGTAGGCTATATGGCTTATTTCAGTCTCATCAACGGTTTTGAGAAGTTTCTCTATATGAGCAAGGAAGATTGCGAAAAACACGGAAGGAAGTTTTCACAAACGTATAAACGCGGCACAGGCATATGGTCTACCGACTTTGACTCTATGGCAAAGAAGACAGTTTTAAAAATGCTACTTTCTAAGTTTGGTATCTTAAGTATTGAAATGCAACGTGCCCAAACATTCGACCAGGCTATTATAAAGGATAACCTGGCAGAAACCGACATAGACGAAGCCGAAGTGTCGTACAATGACAATCCCGACAATGAGGAAGCCAGACGCAATGCAATGAAAGAGGCTTTGCAGGAAGCGGAAGTTGTCGATGAAAATACAGGCGAATTATTTAATACTGAGACAAAATGATTGAACAGGGTAGTTTTGGATGGCTTCGCCAACGCCTGGGGAACTTTACGGGAAGTCGCATCGGGGACTTAATGACAAGCGGAAAGAAAGGGGAGCTGTTTGGGAAGACAGCCCTTTCATACATGTATGAAGTCGCAGCAGAAAGAAACCTACTCCCTAAGTATATTGAAGATGATTATCTGTTTGAGATATACCAAAACCAGGTAAGCATCAACAACAAGTTTATAGAGTTCGGACACGAAAATGAAGATTTTGCCGCCGAACGTTACCAGCTTGTCACAAGATGCGAACTTGAAGAGTGCGAAAGTATACAGCACCCTACAATACCTTACTTCTCCGCTTCTCCCGACCGCATAGCGATTAAAGACAGCTTAAGAAAGGTGGTGGAAATAAAATGCCCAACTCCTAAAAAGTTCATGGAGTATATGAATGAGGTTAAGGATAACGATACGCTTAAATCAGTAAATCCTCTATACTTCTACCAAGTACAAGCGGAGATGTCCTGTACAGGATTGAGCAAAGCTGATTTTGTCGTTTTCTGCCCTTTCCTGAAACATAACATTCACATTGTAGAGATAACAAGGGACGATGCCGTAATCGCTGAATTTGAGAGACGGATAACCGAAGCAAACAAAATCATTAATCAAATACTGAATAAAAAATGAATTTAACCGGAAGCGTAAATTTGCTAAAGCTCGAAAAAGCAGGCATAGCAACAATCAAGAATAAGAAATGCGTTGTCATTCCGATAGAAGAAAACGACCTTTATGTAAGTATGGACGAGAACCTGAAAGCAAAAGCCGTCTATCTTAACGTTAATATTAATGAGCGTAGAGAGCCGAGCCAATACGGCAATACCCATTACTGCAAACAATACTTATCAAAGCAGTATAAGGATGCGAACAAGACAGAAGCAGAAGCCAAGTCAAAGGTTTACCTGGGAGACTTCAAGCCTTATGAGTTTGAGGGTTCCGGGAATGCTGCGGCTACGGTGGAAGCGCCAACCTTACAGACCGACGGGGAAGACGACCTCCCGTTCTGATGTGTAACCTATAAACATATAATATCATGCTGTACGAATTTAAGCTAAAAGTAAACAAGGTTAACGAGAAAGGCGATGAAAAGGAAGTCACCGAACATTACATAACCGATGATGAGCTTTTCGGTCATGTGGAATTGAAAGGCAATGAGCTATACAACGGTGAGTGTGATGTTTTCGCAATCAGCCGAAGTAAGATACGTGAGATTGTCAATGAGAAGCAGGAAGATGAGTTCTTTTATAAGGTTACTCTTGTTGAGATTTTCGTAGACGAAAACGGGAAAGAAAAAGAGAACAAGTATTATGTTCTAATAGCCGCAAAAGACATGGACGATGCCAACAGAAAGGCGGCGGAATACATGAAACAGGGGCTTCAAGACATGAAGCTGGACGCTATTGCAAAGACAAAGATTTTAGACTTGATATAATTAACCGAAAGCCCTCTGCTCACGCAGAAGTCCCGTGAAAGGTTCGGGTTAAGTGATTTAATTTCAGCTAACAGTTAACTATCCCGGTGTGGCTTGACTGCCTATCCGGGAGCGATAGCCTGTGAAGGTGTTTTTGGAAAATAATTTTATCCATACAATCTCGCCAAGCCCAACCAGGATTACGCCAATGGCACTGTATACGGGGACTGACAAGAAAATGGGGAATATGGTAGCGTTGAACGTATTGGGCGGTTATTCTTTTTGATTGCCAATTATTTTGTTTTAAAATTAGTATTAGTTATTCATTAGTTTATTATCCTTTACCATCCAGCAAAATAACGTGTTCTGTTCGATTCGGAACTTCCCCACTAATACAATCCATTATGAAACTTACAATAACCAAATCCGAAGGTGCAATCATTCAGAAGCTTATCGCAGACCGAAAGTCAGACATTCATAATTTTGGAGGTGACAGCAAGCAGGCAGAGCGTCTAAGTAAGCTGAACAAGAAGATTGCAAGGCAGATAAAGAAACAATACAAGACATGAGTCCTTACGTAATAACTTCTGCGGTTCTTATTACTTATGACGGAAAGAAGATACCGTTGGAAAACATAGAGAGTGAAATAATGACCCGACCTATCCAATTGACTAAGGAGAGGATACTTGATGCTTTCTCCATGATGAAAGATAAACCGGTGGATGTGGAACTTAAAGTTAGATATATCTAATATGGAATATAAAGCTACTATAAAAGGGAACGATACTATTATATATGATAACCCCAAAATAAGTTCAGAACTACAAATGAAAATAGTTGAATCTTATAAACGACTATCAAATGTTTGGAAAGTTGGAGAAGAATTAGGAATTCGAGGTCAATATGTTCACAAGATTTTAACGAAGTTGGGTGTAGTACATAAAATGAACTATTTTACAGACAATGATAGGCTAATCCTTTGTGAATTATACCCTAAATATCGTCAAGAAAGAAAACTTGACGAATTAGCCTCAATTATGGGAAGAACAAAACAGTTTATTTGCAGGCAAGCAAAATATTTGGGATTAACAGACAGGGAAAATATTCCTAAGTTGAGTAAAGAAGAAAGGGAAAGAATATCTAAAATGCGCAAAACTTATTATTTATCACATGAACATCCGAGAGGTTATTTGGGCCATAAACACGACAAGAATGCAAGAAATAAAATATCAGAATCATCTAAAAGAACATGGCTCGACCCTAATAGCAAGTTTAATTCAGAATCATTCAGACAAAATGTTTCTGACAGGATGTTTAAGTATAGAACAAATGGAGTGATTAAGAGCAAGTCTAATCGCAAAGAGGTTTCTACGGTTATTGATTGGACTAAATATGTTTTTAAGTCAAGTTGGGAATATGAGGTTGCTATTAGACTTCAAAAATTGAAAACAAATGGGGATATTATATCATGGGAATATGAGCCTGATAGGTTTATTTTCAATGATATAAAGAAAGGAATTAGGAGTTATTGCCCAGATTTCAAAGTTACAACACCTAATTGCGTGTTTTATATTGAAGTAAAAGGATGGAAATCAGAAATAGGAATGAAGCGGTTATCTATGTTTAAGGAACGCTATCCAAATATAAAATTATATCTAATAGACGAAACTGAATATAAAAATGTTATATCAAAAACAAATTATTTACGGCTCTATACCAAGCAAATCTAATTCATACAAAATCGTTTCTTTATGCGGTCATGGTACACTTGCAAAACAAAAAGTATTGAAAGAGTACGAACAGAACTTTTACAAGCAATGCTCGCTTCGGGATAAGAAAATAGGCGGCTTTTTCAAAATAGATGTTGATGTCTATTTTGGAAATAACCGAAAAGACCTTGATGGGAGTTTTAAAATATTGCTTGACTGTTTGCAATCATGCAAGGCTATTATAAATGATAGGCAATGCGTAGAAATTCATGCACGGAAGTTGATAGACAAAATAAACCCAAGAGTTGAATTTGTAATTGAAGAAGTTGAATTGTAAAGTGTATCAAGAACGATAACAACTGCTGCCTTATCCATGCACGCAAATTCGTTGATAAGGACAATCCTCGTGTTGAGATTACTATCAAGACTTTGGATTAAAAAAATATAGTTTTCCTTTGGCATTTTGATTTGAGTGTGTATCTTTGCGGCGAACACGCCAAGTTCATGTATTAGACATAATTTGTAGTAGCTATTTTTTTTGTGGCTGCGCATTGCGTTTATATTGCAAAGATATAGAGGCTATCACTCACATGGGTTACTACGATTATGTAATAACTTGGACTTGGCGGTTCGTGAGGCGATAGCCTTTCTTATTTTAATAACTCAAATTTCATAACATGCCAAGTCCAATGAAATTGAGCAGCAATCGAAGTATAGTAAATTGTGGACTCACGTCTGCACACGACACGTGCACCCTTTCATCATCTTCTTCAACCGAAGAAATCAAACGCTATTTCAAAGCTATTTTAGAACTTTCAAAACTGAATGTTCCCTACCCTGTTAACCTTGATAGTTGCTGGATGCTTGCCTATTCAAGAAAAGATAATGCGACTAAAGAATTAACTAAAAACTTCATCCAAGACGTTGATTATCAAGTTTTGCGCCAAAAAGCGGAAAACCCAAAAGGCGGCAGACCAACAATAGAATACCACCTCTCCGTCTCCTGCTTAGAATACTTCATTGCCCGCAAAGTTCGCCCCGTATTTGACGTGTACCGTGAAGTCTTTCACAAGGTGAACGAGATTGCGCCAAAGGTTGTAAAATCAAGCGCAGCCGACAAGCGGAAAATCGCAAAGCTCGAAAAGGAACTGGAGTTTACGAAAAAACTTCTCGAATGGACAAGATGGAGCGAACGCAGGGAGATTGAATTAAAATGCTCGTGCTTCTCTTTCCTCGTAAAGACGAAGCAGTACGATAAGTGGGCGGAATACAGAAGAACGGGGATAGTCAAGAAGTAACAACCATGATTGAAATACTTATCGTGTTTGGTAGTCTTTTATCGGGCTACCTCACTTTCCGAAAAAAGGGAGAGAAACTTTTCTATTGAGCAAAATCTAAAAATAAACAATAATATTTATGAATGAATTAGTTTTTAAAGGCCAGAACGACCAAGTATTAACCAACAGCTTATTGATAGCTGAAAAGTTTGGGAAAGAACATCAACATGTTTTGCGTGATATAAGAACTCTTATAGAGGGTATGTCCGAAATTGGTGATACCCCCATGTTTGTAGAGAGCACTTATATTAATGAGCAAAACAAGCAAGAATATCCGATATTTATAATGAATCGGGATGGGTTTACCCTTTTGACAATGGGTTTTAATGGCAAGAAGGCTCTTAAATTCAAATTAGAATATATCGCGGCTTTCAACGCAATGGAGAAAGCATTGAAAGAACAACAAAACAAAAAACTTTCTGGTGCAGAATTTCTTCTTGAGCAAGCAAAGTTAATGGTTGAGCAAGAACGCAGACTTTCAAATGTAGAGAATGAAATTGCGGCAATGAAGAAAGAGCGGGAAGAAAATGGGAAGCTGCTTTTATCTTTATCGTTATCACCGGAAGTAATACCTCAATTGTCGATACGAGACAATATCCGACAATTGGTAAATATATACGCAGAGGCGACAAATACTTCTACTCGGGATGTGTATCACAAGATATATAACCAATTGTATTACCTATATCACATATCAATAAACAACTATAAGAAAGTAAGGCGTGACGAATCAAAGCTTGAAATTGCAGAAAGAAACCATTTCCTTGACAAAGTATTCAATATTGCGTCAAACTTAGTTCGTGAGGCTAATATATCATGCTAACATTAATCAATTATACTAAAAATGAAAACAGACGTAAGAACAGTGTACCATTGCGAACACTGCAATAAAATATCACTCAATAAAGGAGCTATGACGTTACATGAGGATAAATGTAAGAGAAACCCCGTTAATAGGTCTTATTGTATAGGATGCAAGCATCTCACAGTAGAGGATATAGAATATAACGATAAACCTGATGAATGTGATTATGATGAGTTCGCTCCAAGTGTAAGACCTCGCCGCAGATTTATATGCGATATAGACAACAAGGTAATGTATCATCCAAAAGTCAGAACATTCAGTAAAAAGAAAAGAGAGCTGATATTTAGCATATCCCAAAAGCCTATGCCTAATGAGGTTGAAGAGTGCGATAATTTTGAAGATAAAATACCGGATTTCACTTTTTAATATGAAAACAATAAAGCAGCAATCAGAAGAGTATGCGTTGAAATATCCTTCCGAAATCCGAAATGAAATAGCGAAAGCATGGATAGACGGGAGAAACTCAATAAGGAAGAAAGAGGTACTTGACCTCTATTTCGTAGAGGAAGAATACAAGGATATATTCATATACTGGCTCAACTACAAAAAAGAGAGGGGGCAGCCATACAAGCAGACAGGAGCAGAGTCATGTTACCGGAAGCTATTAACTCTTTCGGGAGGTGACAAGCAGATGATGATTGCAATAATAGAGCAAAGCATGAGTAATAATTACCAAGGGTTATTTCCACTAAAAGACAATGGGAACAGAAATCACACTAACAAGCAAGGAAATAGCGGTTCTATCTTCCAGGCAGCTGATTGCTATCTGCAAGAACATCAGTAATGAGATAACTTCCATAAGCCAAGCGATAAACGCACCTCCCATACAATTATCACAATGGAGGAAAGATAACGAAACCTGCATAAAGGCGGTTCTTGTAAAGTTCATAGAAGGCACTCTGTTGTTTTACGGCCGTAGCCGCGAGGATATGAATGACTATCAAGTAGCATCCATTGTAAACTCTATCCTTGACAAGTATTATTATTTCAGAATTGAGGACGTTTGCCTTTGTTTTAAACGGGCAAGGGAAAACTCATCATACGGTGGATTTTATGGCAAAATAGACGGTTCTGTCATTATGAGCTGGTTTGCCACTTACGATAAGGAGCGGGATGAAGTGATACACTCAATGCCGGAAGAAAAAATTAATGTTTTTACAGGAGAAGAGTATAGCCGAGAAGAGTACATTGAGATGTTGAAAGCTAAGATAGCCGGTGGAGACCTGTACGCAAACGAAGCATTGCGGCGTGTTGGTACATTCGAGCGTATAATGTTTGATAGACGTGGAGAGTATGCCAGTTATAAGTATTGGCGAAAGCATAAATTTGACAATAAAGTATGAGACTTACAATATGTTGGACGACAAGAGGCAGGCAAAGACGCTTTTACTATGATATATGCAAAAAGTTTGGCATATCGGATTACATGAGTGTTAATCATGAGACGCCATGCGATATAAGGGATGAAGATATGGAACTGTTGAGGGAATGCGAAAAACGAGGGTTTATCCAAATAAGAAACAAACGGTAAATAATTATGGACATAGAGATTGAAAAGAAAATCGAACAATTGGAATGGCAGCGTGACAATGCAATGCGCATACGTTGCCCGTTGGTGGCAAGGAAGTATCAGCGCATGATTGATGAGCTTGCAACAGAGAGCAGAAACAAGAATATGAACAAGGCAGAACAGGCAAGGCAATGACTACCGACACGGCAAATCAGATAATCAGCAAATATGAGAGCCTTGTAGTTCTGTGCACCTACAACATACTGCTCACGAACGACATCTGTTGCGGGCAGGTTATCGAGTGTCTGCATGCGATGAAGAGAACGCCTTATTACAAACAGGCATTCAAGCGGTATTTGAATGATGCCGGTAAGGCAAGAAAGGAATACGAGCGTACTGTAAACAGCGTTATCGGTTCAGACCGGAGCGAGTTTTTCGCCGACTGCAACGACAAGTATACGGAAGAAGTGAACAAGCACGTGGATATGCTGTATTGGCAGTTCAAGCAGGTTCTCGACGATAACGGCATATCCCATTCCGCAGAGATTGCAAGGTTCGAACTTGCAAGAACATTGTGTGATTACGCCTGCATCCAGTTTGACGAAAGGATTAAAGAACTTCGGAAGAAAGACGCACGGTTCAACGGGTTTACGTTGGAATACCTGAAGCTTTCAAATGTGGCAAGGATGATGAACCTTGCTTCCAACTGTTTGAAAATCGGGAAAACGGTCAATATGAACACAGAGCGGTGCACAGCAGCGTTTGATGTGCTGGTAAGAAAGCTGTCGGATGCGGATAATATTGCCAACGCGATAAAAGTTTAGTGAGATGAAACCTATTTATAACCTTATAACCCTCCTCATGGACTGGCTTTCGGTAGAGGTTGGAGCGAATGAAGAGTGGTTCTGAACAAAGACATCATGGTGCAAGATGTGTGTTTCGGAAGACAATCGGGAACGGAATAAAAGGAAGGAAAACAAATGAATATAAAGAAAATAAAGGAACATAACCCTCAATCCTTTTTAGACGATTTGAAACGGGTAAGGGAAATCATGGTCTATACAGAACATACCAACTCCTACTATAAGATTCTTAAACATGAATTATTGAGAGATGCGGAAGAGAAAGCCATCACGTACTATATAACGGATTCTATATTCGCCAGAAAACGTGATGTCATGGTAATAATTTAATCGAGAAAAATATGAAACAGACAACTATTCCAGCTTTTAAATATTGGCTTCGGATACACGGCTTTCGCTTAGAACGGTTCGGTGCCGGAACAAAAAACAATCCAATCAAGATTAAATCAAGAAAAAGAAATAAGATATGAAACAGACAGCAGAAGAAGCAGCCCGCACTCATTGGAGTGAAAGTATATATAATAAAGATGCAGAGCTTGCCTATGATGAAAGAGACAGTATAGCTATCAAGGCATTGGCAAAATCGGTTGCATTACGGGCTTTTAAGAAAGGTGCAGACTGGCAGGCAAAGCAATCTCCGTGGATAAGCGTTGAGGAACGGTTGCCAGAAGAAAATGAGAATATCATTATCATGTGCAAGCATGGCGCAATATTTAATGGCACATACTGTAATGGAGTATGGTTCTGTATGGACGGTTATATCAATGATATATACAAAGACAGTCCTATTTACACTTCAATGAGCAGTATACCTCCATTATGGGAGCCTGTGGCCTGGATGCCCATCCCCTCTTTCGATGAGATACTCGAAGCCAACAAGGATGTACTGGAACGGATTAAAGAGAAAGGAGATTAAATATGAGAAAGATTGTACAGTTAGACGAATATGAGTATAGCAAGCTTGCGGACCTTGCCAAGCTCAATGAGAAAGAAATTGAAAAACGCGCCATTGACCTATGGAAAGAAAAAGGCGTGGCAGAAATAACAATCAATATAGATACTAAAAAGGACTATAATGACTACTGTCGTATTGATTGTTCTACATATTTCTTCTATAAAGATGACAGATTCTACATTCCAGAGAATGTACGGGAGAGATTCAGGAAAATTGTCAAAGAAGATGTGATGTGGAACATTGAAGAACGGTTCGGAGACTTAAAAGGAGCAATAAATAAATTCAATCGAGAAGCTAAATGGATTGGTTATACAAAATTCATATTTTACATGATGGCTTTGTCCGGTTGGGCTGTAGCTGCTGTGTTGTTTCTTATGCGTTAAAGGAGAAAGGAGATTGAATATGAAGATATATGGAATAATTAGAACAGTCTGGAACGGAAATAGTTATTCTTCCAATCCAGACGAAGATATATTTCTTTATTTGAGTAAGGAAGAACGGGATAAGAACATGCCCAAATGCGTTAGTAATGCTGATATTGAATACAACACTTTTGAAACAGAAACGGAGGACTAAACTATGAAATCAAAACAAGTATTATCAGTCGAACAGATGAAACATTTGCAGGAGCTTGGGTTGGATACAAGCGATGGAAGCATGTGTTGGTGTTACGCTCTTTCTTATAAAAATGCAAAATGGGAACTTGAAATATATGAAGATGTAATTAATCAAAAACGAGAAAGTGCATTTTGGGAAATAATTCCCACTTACACCTTGCAAGACATTCTCGATAAGCTGCCACATTATTTGAATCCATTTCCGCCCAAACAAATATTGTTTGCATGGATGATTGAAAGAGATGCCATAGCATATCGAAATGTTGAAGATATAGATGATTGCCTCAAACATTTTACTGATGATTTATTAATTGATGCAGCCTACGAGATGTTGTGCTGGTGTATTGAAAACGGATATGTTGAAAAGGAGGGTAAATAATGAAAGCGAGAATAAAAGAGACTGGAGAAATTATCAATATTTCTGATTACGCACGTGTCACACTTGATAAGTGTGATAGTTACGGGAGTCCTATTGAATTAAGTTTTGATGAGGTTGAAATACTTCAAGAAAGGTCTGATAATATTGATTGGGAACAACGTAGATATGAATTGGCAAAATCCGCTATGCAAGGGTATTGTATTGCTTTAGGAATAAACGATGACAGTGAAACTTATGATGATATTGCAATAGGCTCTTTGAGGGTGGCTGATGCACTAATAAAGAAATTGAAAGGGAAATAACCATGGATATAGAAGAAGCAAAAAACAAGAAAGCGAAAGCCGAAATGGAGATAGCTCATATTTTGGAAAAACTTGAAGCCGAAACGGGTTTAAAAGTCAGCAACATGTTTTATATATGCAGAGAAGAGGAAAAATCTGCGTTAGCAGCTTCCCCCATAGAGCATATAAAAACCAATATAATCTTAACGTTATAACCATGGAAATAAAGAATGTAGGACAACTTAGGAAAATCATTGAGAACCTTTCCGATGATTACGAAATTGAGATGAGAATCAGACGCAAATTAACGGAGGAAGAATTGAAACATTGCAGATACCCTTATCCTTATGATACGAAATATCTTACTTTGGAATTTGACGATATAGGCGTTTCTAGCAAGGTGTTATGTTTGGGTGTAACTTCTAATGATTGATGATATGGAAGTAACCGATTTTCTTGAAGTAGTAATACTTTGCTTGTCATTATTAATAGTCATTCCTATACTTATGATTATTTGGATTGATTGTGATAGAATTGAGAAAAAAAGAAGAAACAGATGGAAATAAAGAACGGAATAATAATAGACGGAGTGCTGCATGAAGCGGTACAATATAAAATTAACTGTAAAAGATGTTCACTGCTATCTGTGTGTTATGAGTTTAATGCTGTTTGTGCCGTTATTGGTTGCGAAGCATTTGTTGAGCGTGGCAAAGTGACAGATATTAAGATAGATAAGGAGGAATAACTATGGGATTTACAACACCGTGCTTCATACGCAAAAACACACAGGAACTTAGAAAGAAACTGGAAGAGTTGGGATATGAAATCCTTAATTCTGGTGATACAACTTTAGACGCACATAATTATGACGGCAAGGGAAGTCATAAAAGTATCGAAGAGGGAAAGGCTATCATAACGTCTTATGGTAATTTATATGGAGTGGTATATGATGTAGATACTGTCACCAAGAAAGGAAGAATTGATTGCGGAACCAACGAGGAACTTTTCTTGGCTATCGCTGCATTAAGGGATGATACAAATTATATGCAATGGTTTGTCTGTACGAGTGATTATAAAGAATCTGATGGTAAAGAGTGGAAAGTTGGAGACTTTGATTTAAATACATGTCCGGATGATTTTGACAACATACTTCCTCATTGGCGTAAGGCTACCGTAAACGAACTGATTGAACACTTTAAAGATAAGAAAGAACAATTATGTGTAGAATAGCATATTTTGGGACAGATGGTTGTCTCGGACATCATTTTAAAGCTATTTCTGGAAGATTTTCTCCTCAAGAGAAAGAAGACCTTAGCAAAATAGATGAAGACTTTCAATTATTCGGTTTTTCCGGCTTTAATTTTTTCACGTACAAGGGGTATGGGTGTCTTTCTTTCTCTGCAAGTCCGGATGATAATCGTTATGGCAGTAAGACTGTGTTTTTTGTTGAGGGAACCTATTTAAAAACAGAAGTATTAGAGGCTTTGGAAGAAGCTCCGTTTGTGAAAAAACAATTCCAGAAGTTAGCCGATATGTATGGTGTAGAAATACCTAAAATAAAAGATTATGAATGATATAAAACTATCACTCCGGCAAATAGAAAAAATGGAACATGCTATCGGATTTAGCCGTGAGAAAATAAAAAGAAATAGATATGAGGCTTATCGTAATAGATTTGTAGTAAATAACTCCGATAAGGACTGGGAGGAATTGGTATCTATCGGATATGCAGAAAAGCGAGAGTTTGAGATTGAAAAACAAATCGTGTACTATGTTTCCGAACTTGGGATAAAATATTTAGGGGTGTTATTGGGGTGTATAATAATAGAAGGTAAATAGCCATGACCGAAGAACTTGTAACATTAGAAACAGCAAAGATGCTGAGAGAGAAAGGCTTTAATGAGCCATGTATGATTGCTATTAATATTGAAGATAGTAGACAATATGGTACCAATAGAACAAATAGCGAGTTACCAATAAAAGTATGTTCCCATCCTACTCAATCCGTTACACAAAAGTGGCTGCGTGAAACCAAGAACCTGCACATTTCCATCTTTAAATACGCATGTGGATATGACTATGATATATGCAAGGCTGATAATGGAACTCATATAACTGATGGGGTATTAAAGGGTCCTAATGATGGTGGACAGTGGAATACCTACGAGGAAGCACTGGAAGCCGGAATACAAGAAACTTTAAAACTTATATAACCATTATGAGCAAAGGAATTTACACAAAAGAAAATGTAGGTAATGGTGTATTCATCTTTACCGCCAACAAGAGTTTTGTAGAACCTAAATTTTGGGGACTGCATGAGGAAAACGAACAGGCACAATGTGTAGCTATCGTCCATGATGGCAATGCTTTATTCTTCTATCCGGAAGATATGGATAATGATACCCATATTCTTCTTGATTGGAAGAAAGAGCAAACAGGGAAGATATATCCAACCGCAGAAGAAGGTATGAAGGATACTGATGGAATAGGCAATACCAAAGCATTGGCTGCATCCGGAAGCGAAATTGCTGAGAAAGTCATAGCATTGGATTTATGTGGATTAAGTTGGCACATTCCTACACTACAAGAGAGTATCTTAGGGTACGAACATAAGGTTATGCTGAATGCAGCCTTAGCTATCTGCGGAAAACAACCAATGAAAGATGACTGGTATTGGTGCTCTACGAGAAAAGAAGATGAACGTAATTTTTCTCTTCATTGGCTCAGAGGTTATTATTACAGCACTTATCAAGACTTTAAATATTGGGTTCGCCCCGTGTCCGCTGCCTCTCTTAATTCACTTTAACCTTATAAATGATTATAACTATGGCAAAAGTATTTATAACAAAGTATGCCTTAACAGAAGGTATTAAAGAGATAGAAGCAGATATTATTATAAGTAGATTTGAAGATGGAGAATATGTAATGGATGGTTTATGTTCTTACTTCTGTATAGGGGAAAACGCATTCACCGATAAATCCGAAGCGTTGAAAAAGGCGGAAGAAATGAGGATTAGGAAAATCGCTTCTCTTCGTAAGCAGATTGAGAAACTTGAGAAATTATCTTTTAAAGTAGAGGAGATTTGATTATGGAACAAGAAAGAAAAATCGGAGAGGTATTTGAATATAATGGAGAAAAAATTATCGTGAAAAAAGATAGCGATTTTATATACGAATGTGATAGATGCGTCTTTAATGGTAAACCGGAATGCAGTGATTGTCGTTGCATTTCTTATAAGAGACAAGATAAACAAGATGTGCACTTTGAAAAAGTGGAGGATTGATTATGAAAGCAAACCTAATATTTTTTCTTGCGATATTCATCATATCAGCATTATTCATCGGTCATTTCCGACTGACATTCTCACCGTTCAGTGTATCCTTTCTCTATTGGCATAGGACTGTAGGAGTTATTCTTATCGTTGCAGGATGCTTGGTTTACAACATAGGTGAGCATATATCAGGCTACAAGAAAGGACTGGATGAAGGTATGGAGATTGTTTTGAAAGAGTTAAAAAAAAGATACAATGAAGAAGATAATGTTCAATGATAAATACAGTCTAACCCAGGCTGTATTGGATGGTCGGAAGACTATGACGAGAAGAATAATCAAATGTCCAAGAACTTTTAAAGGAGAATGGGTTGCCGGATTCAATATACACAGACGCCATTCTGATAAAAAGATTGTTGGTTGGCCTTATATGTATGATGCAGATGAAAGAGAGTTTGATATGGGCGAGATATTGCCAAAATACAAAGTAGGTGAAGTCGTTGCCGTTGCACAGAGATACAAAGATGTAGTAGAAAAAAGGAACGAAGCCCAAGAAACATTATGTCTATATAAAATAGGTGAAGAATATCTTACAATGGAAGAAATGGGAGCAGGATGGAGTAATACTATGTTTACAAAGGCTGACCTCATGCCCCATCATATCCGCATTACCGACATCAAGATAGAACGGTTGCAAGACATTTCCGATGAAGATTGCTTTAAGGAAGGAATTTTTAAATGGGATGCTGGACAAAAGGATATTCCTTTTTATTCATTCCATTACGCAGATATACCCGACTACAATGATCCTCGTGACGCATTCGCAGAACTGATAGATAAAGTCTCCGGCAAAGGTACATGGGAATCCAATCCTTATGTATTCGTTTATGAATTTGAACTGATTGATTAAAAACGAGAAAAGATATTGATTATGAAACGTGAAATAAAATTCAGAGGAAAAAGCACTGATACGGGGAAATGGATATATGGATTTCTCTCTTTTTTCTATACTGCCGGAAGGGACGAAAACGGACTTATCCTCACAGACAAGGCAAAGATATATTCTCCGGAAGACTGCCGGTGCGATGACGTATGGGCTGAAACTGTTGGTCAGTTCACCGGCTTATGTGATAAGAACGGTGAAGAAATATACGAAGGTGATATTGTTGAATGCAACGGAGATATATGCAAGGTTATGTACAGTAATCATTATGCCGGATTTGCGCTTGATAAAAAAGATTGGCTATATCTCCACTTCTTTGGAGAAGCATTTAGTAATAAAGATTGTCTTGTTATTGGCAACATACACGATAACATTGAGTTATTGAAATAAAACAACCATGAGTAAATTAGAGCAAATCGCCACAATTGATTACTGCTACTGGCGATTGGAAAAGTTGAATGAGGCTCTTTCCAAGCCTAAATCGACTATGGAGCGGTTGGTTGATAAAGCCTGCGGTTATAATGAAGTAGAAGAAGTGAAAAAGGAAGCTATAGCCCTTTTGGAACAGATTGTTGAAAGTAAAAAGGCTATCGGTGCGGATTATTCGAGAGATAGTGAGTTTCTTGATAAATTGAAGAGTAAATAATGTTATGAGTAAAAAGAAAGTATATATCAGTCTGCCTATCACTGGGTATGACATAAAAGATGTTGAGAAAAGATGCAAATCTGCTTCCGAGTTGATAGAACAACTTGGTTTTGAAGCTGTATCTCCCTTAGAGGTATCTTCAAATCCGGACGCGAGTTACGAAGAGCATATAGGCAGGGATATTACTGCCCTGCTCCAATGTGATGCTGTAATATTCCTCGAAGGGTGGCATTATTCCAATGGATGTAGTCTTGAACATAGTGCAGCCGGGATTTACGAGAAAGAGAGATTGTTTTCCATTGGAGAATTGAAACGCTACGCAAAAGAAATAGGCATATGAGCAAACTATACAAAGTAACCCTCTTCGGTAAATCATTCATTATAGGATGGTTCAGTTATGCAGATAAATGGTATCATAAATTTAGTATAATACATTGAACATGAAAATTATATTTCTTGATATAGACGGAGTAATTTCCACGGAAAAGTCACATTATACACTTGATAAGGATGCGTGTGATTTACTTGGTAAGATTATAGATGCTACAGATGCCAATATTGTCATTTCTTCGTCTTGGAGAAGAAACACGGTAGAAGATACAAAAAGGGAATTAACAACCATAAGACATTCAGTCCCGTTTCCATTTCCATACGCTGATAGAATTGTAGGAGTAACTATAAGAGCGTATGCCTACATTATGCAAGGTATTCATCTTAGCATTCCTCGTGGAGTTGAGATAAAACAATGGATTGACACTCATATCCACTCTGAAAATGGAAAAAATTGGAACTATAAAGAGATTGGATCTGATTTTAATTACGTGATACTGGATGATGATAGCGATATGCTTCTTGAACAAGCTGAACACTTTGTAAAGACTGATACTCTATTGGGATTGTCGGAAGATGATGTTGAGCGAGCTATTAAAATATTGAACCAATGAGAAAAGCAGACAGAATAATCAGAGACAAGTGTAAGGACGATATATCTAAGGTTGGCTAAGTATGGACTTACAAAAGTTAAATGCAGATAACATGAAAGAGAATAATATTTTAAACAAAGAGATTTATACAGAGGCTATGATAGCAGCCTCTAAGGTTGATTTCCTTGAGAGCAAGGAAGAGGTTAAGATGTATGCCACTTCGCTGTATAACGCAGTAATGTGGGGCAGAAATCATACGGTTAAAGCAAAAGAATTAGAGACACCAAGCTAATACCCTCACCAAAACGGCAAGCGGTATAACCCAATGGAGAACCCGTTCAAAGCGTTCTAAACGTTCCATTGGATAACCCGGAAAAGGCGGCAATAGTCCATGTAAAGGACATTGTCCGCCAATTCAAGCAGTTCATCTATGTAATCCCTTTTTCGCATCACGTTCAAGTTTTCTACGTTGTTGGCGGTTTATACCATTTGCTATGGCAAGGCTGTTCAGTGTCTCTTTCTGTTCGGGAGAAAGCATGTTATATACTTCTTCCCGTGATTTGCCTGATAAAATGGCTTGTACTATTTTCCACATAAGCTACGTCTGCAATGTTCACACAAAAATTTCTTCGCTACCGGGAACATCTTCTGTCCCACATATCCGCTAAGGTACTGCGCCTCTTCCCCGTATGGGTCGATGCCGAACGCCCGTGAGATATGCCGGCATAGATGTCCCTTTTCATGGTCGAAAGAGTTTTGAAACTCTGCCGGGGAAGAAGTAAGGGCTATAACCATTACGGTCTGCCTGTTTCGGATATTGGAGTAAGTGATACCCGTATTCAGATTGCAGGAGCGCATGTTCTTATAGGCATTCGCCAAATCCATCCCCCTGCATCCTACCCGCTGAAGGTCGGCGATGATACGGTCGGTATAATAGCAGTCCACCGCATAATATACACGCACTTCCCAATCATAATCCGGTATGTAAAATTCCTGTATTATCATAGGCTACATCATCTGTTCCCACATGATAGGATTGCCGGAGCCTATGCAGTCGGCATAGAACCGCGTGAAAGGCATTCCATTGTAAGCGTCCACATCATCTATGTAATCCTTAATGAACAATGCGAGATGGGCTTCGTCAGTGATAGAACCTTTCTTCGCCATGTTTGCCACGTAAACGCTGTCGTACCCTGCATCCTTCTCCAGGTTTATACTGTACTTTTTAAGAAGTTCCTCTACCTGTTCTTTGCTGATTGGTTCAAGTTTTTCCTCCTTGCCCGTAGATTTGTTTTCCATCTTCATGCGGGAAACAGCCCATAGGCACATCTTCTTGCTGAAATGCCATCCGTACTGGCTGAGATAGTCAGCCATTGCAGGCGGTATTCTGTCGTATGTATCTAATCTTTGTTTCATATTTTCCTGATTTTAAGTGATTGGCAAAAGAGGGGAATAATCCCCTCTCCATTACATGAACTCTCCGTTGGCGCGTCTGCGTCTGCGTTCGCCCATATCATCACCGTAAGGCTGTGAACCGCGGCGTTCGCTGTAAACCGGATATTCCGGGAAGTAACCCGGCATACGGCGTTCGCCCATATCTGAGCCGCCGCTATAGTTTCCACCGCGTGAACCACCGCTGTTACGATAGCCCATTTCACCGCCCTGCATCTCACGCATGGCTTTTTCGTAACCATAACGGCAACCCTCTCTATAGGCTTCTTCCATAGGATTACCGCCTCTCATACCGAAGTCACGGTCATATTCTCCGCGTCCTTCTTCCAATATTTCCCACATTCCCATATTATTTCTTTGTTTTAGATGTTTCAGAAACTCCGAGCTGTTCCATAAGCCGTTTGTTCAAATCCATAAGGTCGGACATGTTCTTGCTCATTTCCGCCATTTGCCCTTTCAGAGAGGATATTTCCTGTTCCTGACGTTGTTTCTCTGCAAATTCGGGGTTCAAGAGCGTCAGCATCTTGTCACATCCCGCAATGACGGAATTGTGGAAGTCCATGCTATTGATAATGTCTATGCTTTTCTGCTTCATAGAAGCGACCTCGTTGTTCATCGCATCACGAGAGCATGACACTACGATATTGCCGTTCTGTCCGAAGTCGGCTATATCCATGCCGGCAGGTAGATTTTGGAAAGTCGTGTTCTGCCCGTTGATACAGACAACGACATCCACAACCATTTCCATTTGGGGTAACTGTCCCATAGGGGATGCCATAGGATATTTCGGCTTGGGAGCGGAAACGCTGACTACCGGACCGTATTCGATAAACGGATTAGCATCCTTATGAAGTATATACAACTGGTTATTGGTACGAAGTGATTGAAACATATTGGTTTGATTTTAAAGGGGTGTGGCTATTCCCATTTTGGAAATAACCACAAAGCCCCATGTTAACTACTTGCTCTTTTGAGCGGTTGCTTCTGCTGTCGGAGTCGGTGTCGATGCGGTTGTCGGACGATACCCACCGTTAACAAGGAACAGTTCGTTGGTGTACTTGTTATAGTGAATTTCGTAGATACCCGTTCCGGCAAGGTTGCCGACAGTCACCGGCTCATTGTTGTAAGCCAGTAACGGTCTTGTATCCCCGTTAGTCCCTATCAGTATCGGGAGTGTAGCAGTCGTGCCGGCTGGTATTGCCTGGCGGAGACTGACATAGAAACCGCCTACATAGCTTCTGTTACGAAACGCATGGTTAGGAAGTTCCAAAGTTACGTTCTCCGTGCCGACCGTTACGGCTACCGTAGGAAGGGTATTGAAATTAGCCCTTCCAATAGTAGGGAACAAAAAAGGAAATCCTGTAAAAAAGTTAGGCCACATAATTACCCCCTTTCTTACCGGAATTAACCCCAGTAGTTGTTACAACCACAACCGCCACGTCCATACATTGCATCACCGGCGTAAGCACCGAAAGCCGCAGCACGGAAACAGTCTGTGTTGATGGCTTGAATATTAGGGTAAACAACCGGAACGGTGTTAGGCATCTTGCATTTTATTCCATCGACATCGGACCGCAATGCCTGCAAGCCTGCTGCCAAAGGAGCAATCTGTTGTCCTACTGAACTCAGGATAGTAGCATTCTGGTTACGTTGGGAGATTTCAGCAGTCAAAGTGGCTTTTTCTGCTGTAAGAGCCGCAATCTTGTCCTGCAATGCCTGGTTCTGCATGGCGTCCAACTTCGCAAGGATAGCATTGGTATTGGCAGTCGCACCGTCACGCAATGAAAGGGCATTCTGATTGGCTGTGTTGACAAGCGCGTTAGTCTGATTGCACATCGCAAGCTGGTTCTCATAGCCCATTGTGGTAATGGCGTTCTGAGTCTTGCAGCAACAATCTGCAATCTGAGTAAGAACAGCCTGATTTCCGGACTGGAATGCGTTGATGATTTGCTGGCTTGACATGCCCACCTGATTGCCCACATTGGCGATAAGTCCCTGGATGTTGCACAGGGCGCTCTGTAACTGTTGGGTAGAGCAGTTCAAAGAAGAAGCAAGCTGGTTGATGGCATTGCCATTGCCCTGAATGGCTGACATCAGGTATTCACGACCGACATCACCGTTAAGCTCGGCAGGCAGACCTCCACCATTGCCAAAGCGGTTGCCAAAGCCGTTGCCGCCCCAACAGAACCACAAAAGGATAATCCAGATGAACCACCACGAGCCGCCCCATTGGTCTTGGCTGCCACGTCCCTGGTTCAGTAAAGCGAGAAGTCCGGGGTCTACACCCTTGCTTCCCATCAAGTTGGGCAACATAGCCATGATGTCGAATTTGCTTCCGCCACCATTTCCGTTGTTCCCGTCTTGGTTGAAGACATACGTTCTTTCCATAGAGATTTATATTTTGTATTACGGTCAAAATCAACCGCATCACAAAAGTATAAATACGCAATCTGCCATGAAATCAGTTGTTTCCCAACGCTTTCCTAATGTTTTCCCAATATATTCTCAACATTTTCCCGCCTTCCATACGTTCTTGAAAATTGGAAATCATGTAGTTTATCGCACGTTTGGTCTTGTGGATTTTAGGAGCTATCTGTGAAGGATACATTCCCCTTTCGACAAGTAACTGTACAAGCAAATAGCGGGCGTCTACGGTTTCCGTATCCTTATCCGAAGATAGTATTCGGCTGGCGGGTATTTCGGTCTCCTGCGCCACTAGATTGATTGTTTCGGCAAAGATTTCTGACTTACACATAGTTTTTCTGAATTTTATATTTATCTTTGCCCTGCCACATAAAATATTTGATTATATACGAACAAAGCATAAGATACCGTGTTGAAGATATTAAAGCCTCCAACGGAAAGGGTCTTATGCTTTATCATGTTTTTATGTGGCAATATCAACGTGATTTCGTTGGGGGCTTTCTTTATACTCTAAGCCCCGAAAGAGCGTCAGCTACAAGCCAACTTCTACATCGTTAATTTCTTTCTTATCTTTATGGTGAGCCAAACAATTACGAACAAAACACATGTCAGATTTATCGAAATGCTGACACCACCGTAATTGATTTTAAATTTTTCCCACCATGACAGTTCCCTCTCTACCGGATAAGGTTTGGGCACTTCAATCCTTCTTATCTTTTCGATAAAATACGGCATTTTGACCGTTACCGTAGCATGAGGATAAATACCCAATGAATGGTTCAATATCCCGTTGCTAAATGAAGCATAGCTGTAGGCATACGGATTGCGAAGGAATGACGTTGTATCGGCAACAGATACGCTGTCCTTGTACGGTATCAGCTTCTCTTGAAATGTAGTATCATGGAAAACCACACTGTCAAGAACCTTTGTCTCAACCGGCATATAAACAGTCCTCGTCCTACAGGAATACACCGTCAACGCAAGAAATACTATATACACTAACTTCTTCATAACTTCAACAGATAATGATTAACAACCATGCCTGCACATATTGCAGCAACTCCACACAGCAAGTCTATTTTGCTCCACTTGCCGTTATAGTAGTGGCAACGGTCGCTGTTCTCCTTGATGAAGAGCATCAGCAGTGCAGTACTGCTACCGAATACTATGGCGGTGGATAGATAGACCACCGCACCTAAGATGTTATTTCTCATAACAATTAGTATATATTTATGATATTAATTTCATCCCGGCACTTCACAGTCCGGGATGAATACTGTTCAGGATATTCCTCAATCATTTTTACTCTTCGTCAGAAACGGATTGAATGGGACTGCAACTTGTGGATAGGCTATAAATCCAATGATGTTGTATCTCATTCTTTTACATTATTGAATTGCACAACAATCGCATTAGCGAATACATTATCTTCCTTATGGCTGTTATTCGTGAATAGAACATTGCATTTCGTAACATCAGAATCGAAAGAGAATCTATAGTTAAAACGGTTACCCGTTATTGTAAATTTACAATTTGCATTATCAACAAAATGCCAACTGACATCGGATACATTTTCTTTGCCATTTTTAAAAATACAATTCTTTATAATAATATCCATGTGTAAATTACTGCCACAGCCTAAAGGCTTGGAAAGATATTGTGTATGCTCGCTTTGAATATATTCTACAATCAAATTGTCATACACGTGTTTATAATAAGAATCTGCACCTGAACCTTCATCGTGAATAGCATAAATATTATCATATTGAATAAGATGTCCATCATGTAACTCATAGTTAGAATTGAAACCAATTCTTTGAGTCCCGAATAAAGATTGGTTATTATATACTATTTCAGAAGCACTATCACATTTAGAAATAAGAGTAGAATGATTGAAGAAATATCTACAATTACCGCCAATAGGTAATTCAATAGCGGTTGCAAATTTATATTTAGTATTCATCAACTCAAATATCTTTATAAAAGTATATTCACCGGTTTCAAAATAGACATCGCAATCCTGAGTAATATAAGCGGAAGCTAATTTAAGAAAAATCTCTTCCTCACTATCACTAAGATTGATATTGACAACAGGTCGAGTTCCTTTCTTTTTAAGAATAGTGGACTGACATAGTATCAAATTATAATTATTCTTAGCAGAAGCAAAGAATTTATCAGTAATTACACTGTCTCTATAATATGTAAATGCAACTAATTCGGCGTTTTCAGGAAAATTTTCTTTAAGAACCGGATTTCTATTATAAAAATTAAGGGTAGAAATATATTTACCATTTTTATCAAAGAAAACAACGTCAGCATTTCCATTTGTATTTGTATAAATATTATTATTTCTATCAAGAGGAACAATAGATGTACAATTTCTTTGTAGTATATTATCATGTACAATTACACCATTTTGCCAAACTTTATTTTCGTAAATGTCAAACAATAAATTGTAATCTGTGATTTCTATATCATTTTCAACCATAGCAAACACAGTTTTGTTTAGCCATCTACCGACATCAGTAAATGTTCCGCCCTGGAACTCCCACGTTTCTACCTTGCCGTCCGAATTTATGAACAATACCTTCAGCCCGATATTTCTAAGTTCCTGCGGAACTTGGGCAATGGCGCCTTTCAGACTGTACTTGTTACTCCCGTCAATTCCCGAAGTAGAATGCTGGACGGAAACATTATACTCGGTGATGTAGTTCATATAGTCAGTGCTGCCACCAGTGCCACCACCAGTGCCGATGTATTCCTTCAATGTAGCGGTACTCATTGAGCCATTGCTACTACCTTGCTGAAAAGGTATCAGCTCGTTTCCTGTTAAGTTCTCCTTTTGAGGGAGTTGTCCTATTTGTAATCCTTCTGCCATATCTTTTTATTTTTTATCATTTTATTTTTTGTTATCTGCAAGTAATATCGGCTCTTCGTTAGCCAACAATAACGGAGTGCCATCCGACAATAATAAATACTTTCCGTCAGGGGATGGGTTTGGTCCCGGTTTATTATCCTTGATATATGAATACCCTATAGTAAGTATCCCAATAGTAGGAATACCGATTGTCGGAATGCTGATGTTGGGGATAGTGATTGGTTTCATAGGCTATCCCTCTTTAATCATTTTGGCTTCCAATACTTCGGTAGCGCTCTTGATTGTGACGTTTATGCCATTCGCTATCCCTGCGATGCGGAAAATCGTATTGGACGCACCGTTATATTGGGATGCGTTGGGATAAAGAGGGACGGGCTCCAAATCATCAATTCCTGCGAAAGCGGTCACATATCCGCCCTTGTTCTTTATCTGTATGGTAACGGGATTACCGTCACTGACAAACGTTGCGTAATACGCTGTTTTGCCTTCTTCTTGTTGAAATGATAAAACTTCTGCTGCCATGATGTTTACTTTTTAGAGTTTCAATACTTGGTTTCTGTTGCCCTCTCTTCGGTGGCTGACGTGTACCCATGAGAAGTTTTTCTCATCAATAACCTGGTCAAAGGGAAGCTTCAATTCTTGTATAAGATTAAACAGTCTTTTGTTCTCTTTCGGGGTATTCGGAGTGCCGACAATATCGGCAGCACACCCGTTCATGTGGTCGCTCGTTTTAGAGCCGCCTACCGCTTTATTCAGAACAGGGCAACGGTATCCGCTTGTCACTGTGATAGGTTTTCCGTAAGCCTCTCTTAACGGGTCGAGGACATTGTCAACCAACGCTTGTGCATTGGGAAGCAGTTCTTGCGGTAATCTGTTATCTATAGCTTTCTTATCAGCCGTTTCGCTTTTAACCAGTTCTGCAATTGTAAAGTATCTCATGTTATTTCTCCTTTCTAAAATATTTGTCATAAACTAAACGAGCCACCCATCCGGCAACAACACCGACACCGAATGATACAACAGTAGTCAGGTTCACCCAAAACGGGGTGTAGTGCATGTAAAGCATAACTCCCACGATGATAGCGATAACAATCGCTGCGATAATCAGTTTCTTTTTCATTTTGTTACTCCTTATCTTTAGTTATTATTTCATTCATATCTTCTTTCTCTACATCGAGCACTTTCTTTCCGAACAATCCCAACGCTTTCAGTAAGTTGAAATTATATCCCTTTGGCTTCAAGATATTGCTTATGATAGAGCAGAACTCTATGAAGCAGACAAACAAGCATGAATACACATCAATATTCCATTTATTGCCGGAAGCAATGTTTATCATCACCACCATACAAACAAAGGCAAAGTATGTCACCATTTTACCCATAGTACGGCGCACGGCACTTGAAAACCGAAATTCTTCACCCAATAGCAGGCATTTCCTTATCCCGAACATCAAATCGCATACAACGACTGAAAATGTTACTATCAGCCACGGTATCATGTGTTCCAATGACTGTGCAATAAAACTGCTTGCTATTACCGAGAAACCACCCGGTATGCTTTGGGTAATAATGTTATTCTTCATCTTATCGTTATTTGTCAATTATTCATATCTTTGTGTCTCTTATCAAATAAGCGAACTACTGTCATTCCGTTTTGCTCGTGAGAGTAGGACGGGATTTTCATATCTTACCGTAATAGTGGAACCATGCTCCCCATTTACGTTCTTTCAAGTAGTTCGGGTTGTCTTGGTTGAGTTTGGCTTCCATCTCAAATGCGCTCGCACGGTAAGCGTTTTTATTGACCTCTCCGTCCCCAATCTTGTTGTCTGTAAACAGGTGGTACACGAAGCTCACAAACCATTCTGCCAAATAAAGAATGTAGTAGAATATCGGGACAAGTAACAACCAGCATGCACTGACATGGAACGCCAGCAATACAGACGGGATAGTCGCTATCTCCATGCACTCGAAGAACTGTTTCTGATGTGTACGTTCATGGCGTATGGTTGTTTCGGACAGTTCTTTCAGCTTCGTAAGGATGAAGCCGAAGAGCATGATTGTTGTGTAGCTGCCAAATAGGATAAGTTTCGCAAACCAGTTTTCATAAAATACTTTTACTCTCATAATCAAAAAAGTTAAATTCAATTCTTATAATTACTTTCTTATATAATTATAGCTGTATAATTTACCATCAATTTTAAATTCAGTAAGCACCGTTGGAGCGGTCGTTTCGTTGGCAATATAACGAGGAGCACACATACCTAATAGAACAGCATAATTACCGTAATTCGTGACAGAACCGTAAACATCAGGAATTACTTGCTCATTAAGAGGACAAACTTTAAAACCGCTATCTATTCCAGCAAATACAATTCTATATTCAAAACTTTCTATATATTTTGAAAAATATAGTGCTACTTGAAAATTTTGCGGGTCTCCAAAATAAGGCAACTCAATGTATTGTTGAAGAGTAATGGGTGTTAAATCATTCTCACCAACACAAGGATAAGGATAGCCAGCATAAATAATCTTATTACCGATATTAAGCAAATCAATATTTTTATTTCCAACAGCAAGATTACTAATAGATGTAGCTCCAATTTTAACCATATCTAACTATCTCCATTTTTTAATATCAGGGTTTATATTTCCGCTCTAAATTCTTATCTCTCATATCAAGCATCTGTTGTAGCATACATTGTATATTCGTTTTTAGTACCGATACTATCATATTCAGATTTAGTACGTTTAACAACTCTTTGTAGATTATCGGATGTAAGAATATCTTCAATAAAAAGTTTATCCTCACTTTTATCGTCATCAAATAAGTTTAATGCTATTGCTATTCGTTTAGAAACAGGTCCCTGAGAAGTATAATAACTAATATTAAATTCTATTTCATATCTTTCTTCATCAGTATAATAAGTATAAACAGAAGAAAGTTCTATACAATTTCTATAGCTTGAGTAACTATGTATATAATATTTAGTATGGTTATTGCAAATATCTATAATCATATTCTTAATAACATCAGTAGAACCAAATATTTTAACAACATGGTCATAAGCTTCTGTACCCCATATATTTTTATTGATAGTTAACAAAGAACCATCGGCAACATCAATAACTTTGCCATAACCGATATTATCCGCATACTCCTTCGTTGCTATATTCGCCACTATTTCCGCAGGGGGGTCAGTAGTTGGACTAACACTTTGGTCGCCTGCTATATATGTACCGGTATGAAGAATAACTTTTGCTTCATGAGAAGCATAAAAGTGATATTTACCACCACCTCGTACAAAAACATAGCATATATCAAAGTGGCTCAAATTACCTAAACCCCTCACAGGGTCTATATCTGCATGAATAAAATCTGATAAGTATATAGTAGTCTTGCTATCACGATTAACGCCCCAAGCATTCGGAGCAAATTCCCAAATTTTACGAGTAGAAAAACCTCTCTCATGTGTAGACCATGACGGTTTTGTACCGCTATCTAATGATACAAGCACTTCTACTCGTATATTCATTCTTTCTCCAGCAGCAATTGTAACCGGATACCATGTATTTTCATCCAACCCGGAGGCGTCAATCTCTGTACGCTGCATCATGTAGCCAACACTACGAGCGCTTGAAATGCTGTCATCGACATATTTCTTATCAGAGACTTCCGCCCAATCCCCATTCTTACGACCGTATGCCTTGCCATCAGTTGGCGCCTCATCTATGCCGCCTATCTTACCCTGGTTTACCCATTCACCATTACTTGCAACCCGTTCCCCGCTATCTGCAAGTAATATCGGCTCTTCGTTAGCCAACAATAACGGAGTGCCATCCGA